GTATTAGATTCCTTTTGGAATTTCATACTAGGGTGCTGTTCCTTCATAAGATTGTTATCTACTGCTTCTTCTTTAGCTTCGTTCTGTTTTTTATAGTACTCGTCTATTTGAAGCGCAATCTCTTCGGGTATCCTAGCCAGCAATAGGCCTCCCACTCCAATTACTCCAGCGTATTTACCTTCTGTCATCTCTGGATAAATTGAGTCAGGATATTCATCAGCTCTAACTAATTCCCATCCTTCTCTCAAAGACGATGCTATGTTTTTAGCATCTGATGCGCCGAGAATTTCGGCACGTATCCATTGATGTCTATATCCAGTTGGCGCTGGTGGTGCATCAAGTGAGTTGGGTGGAGTCCATACTTTTTTAGTTTCAGCTTTCGCTCTAGTTGAACTCGCACGTGAAGTTTTTATTTTTTCATTTTCCATTTTATGCTCCTTCCGTGATTTTTAATTGTTTTGCATAATCTTCTAGCGGCACACCTAATCGTTTAGCAATTGCTACTTGTGATGGCGTGAGTTTCACAGTTTTTCTGCGTCCTGTTGAGGCCGAACGTTTAGCCGAGGCTACATTTTGAACCGGTTTGGCTCTTTCTGTAGTATTGTCCTCTATCTTATCAAATTTATGAGGGAATTCAACTCTTATTCTTTTGTCAACTTCATCATAATATTCTCTTGATTTAGGATCAAAACCTTCAGTTTCTACTAGTTGTTTATGGATATCAAAAGCAGTGTAAGTCATTGCTGAATCATTACCAAACCAAGAATTTTCAGATGCCCAAGCTTCTGCCATAGGGTCTGTTTGAGCAGGTGTTCTTGTTTGTTGAGGTGTTACATTTACCTCTTTTGGCTCTGGTTTAGATGCTTCTGCTGCTTTCATAGCATTTAATCTAGCACCATCCATAGTTAGATTTGCAATTTGTTCTTGAGCTGCAATCTGTCCTTCAACATCTTGAGATTCAATAGCAGTTTTAAGAGCTTGTCTTGCTGCTGCCATGTTTGTTTTAACTCTTGTCTCAAATTCTGAAGTATAAGATTTATCTAATTTAGATAATCTTCCTTCTAGATCACTCTTTTGTTTGTTAGTTGCTTCTGCAAAAGCGATAGCTTCTTCTTTTTGTCTTTCAGCTTCTCGCATTTTACGAGTTAGTTTAGCAATACGTTTTTGTACTCCTTCACTATACTCTTGAACTTCATCTTTTTTTTCAAGTTTAGTCTCTCTTTCATTTTCATAAGTTTTATCTTGAGGGACTTGTTCTATTTCTATTTTTTCTTCTGCAGGTGCTTCAATTTTTTCTGGTTCACCTTTGTCGTCTAAATTAATTTCAGTAGAACTTTCATCTGCTTCTCCTACATCAATTAAACTTTCAACTTTATTTTCGTTTTCTGTTGGCATAGTTTCCTTCCTATGTTGTTAAATGTAATGAAGAATTGATTCAGGATCACCTATTGTCCCTAACACTTCATCATCGTTTAGTATTCGCACTTCTCCACCTTCAATTGGTAATCTTGCACCAGCATATCTGGCAAACATTACCCAATCTCCTATTTTACACCAAGGTTTATTAAATTTAGTTTCATCCTTGTATGCAAGATCTCCCATTTTTAAAACATAACCGCATGTTGTTGCGATTCTAGCTTTATCTAATTGTTCTTGAGAAAATAAAATTCCACCTTTAGTTTTTTCTTTTGGCGTAAAAGGTAAAACCAATAGTCTATATCCAACCGGTTCTGGTAACTGATCAGCTACATCTTTAATATTGTTTTCGTCTAATCTTATTGCGTGAGGCTCTTCTTTTTTTTCTGCTTCGTATTTATCTTGAAGTCCAAGTTTAATTTTTGGTACTTCCTTTTCCGATGTTGATAACGTTTCCTTGTTCATCTTTTTGCTCCTTTGGTTCTAGCAGGTTAGAGATTTCCTGTATTACTATTTGATAAGCATGTGCTTGTCCCAGCATATACTTATATTTTTCCATACTGTCAACCCCACCAGTAATCATACTGTCTCCAATTTGTTGTAATGTAGCGTTGATTCTTTTTTTAAGTTTATCTACTATTATTAAGTCGTCCATCTTCTCTCCTTACAGTTTAAATTGTTGCAACACTTTTATTTTTTCTTCAGCGTTTGCAATTTTTTCTATTAGTTTGTCTACTTCATCTATGTGTTGTGGATGTTCTCCAATACCCACAGAATTTTCTAAATAAATTTGAAGTGTAGCATCTGCTTCAGATATTTGTGCATTATATCTATCTTCTAACGCTGTTAAAATTGATCTTCTCATTTTTTCTTCCTTCTTTTATGTAAAAGTTTTACTCTTGATTGCCAACACCATTCAGTCATTTTAATAATATAAGTTTCTACAAACGCAATAGCATCATCTAGTTTTGAAAAAAAATTATATAAAAATTTGTCTAGCATTTCCATCTTCTACGTGCCTGTCGAAGTCTCGAATTTGGATTGGCCGCAGCTTTGGGAAATTTTTTCATTTGTCCTGCACTTCTTGCGCAGTACGATTTTCGCCTTTTAGCGGCAGCGGACCCTTTTTTAACTTTACCAGTCACAGCTGTTTTTAATTTAGAACCGGGATTTTTTCTTCTATAGGCAGCGACACCGGCTCGTGTCATACCTGCTCCAGACTTTGTAGGTCTAAAGTTTTTCTTGTTTCTGGCAGGCATATTATCTTGTTTTCTCAAACTAAACCTCCCATACTTAATTTTTTTCTTTTAGCAAAGGTTGCAACATTAGTTGGTTTTGGACCTTTATTAGAAACTGCTCGTTTTCGTTTGACAGCACTCGCCTTTTGCGAGCTTGTCATTCGTGTGGCTTTTGCAAGTGGGACGCATTTTGGATATTTCCTCTTTGAGCCTTTGCTTCTCCCGCAAGGCTGATACTTCCCGTTCTTCTTCGGGGCTCCTATATCTACCCACTTCTCGTCCAACCATTTTTTTAAACCACTCATTAAACAACTTTGGTTACTTTTCTTCTATTCTTCATAATACCTCCACAACCTTTAGCAATACCACCTTGTGCATAACTTGATACTGCTTTTCTAGATTGTGAAATTTTATTTATAGAACCGCCGTCGGCTTTTTTCTTTCTACCTACTTTGCCTTTGCAATATTTAGATGCCCAAATATTTGCGTATGCAGACGGGTAAACTGCAAATTTTTTCTTTGCAGCAGCTTTACCAGCTGGACATAGTTTAGCCATTACTTAACTTTGCCACCTTTTTTCATAAATCCCATTTTGTTTCTAACTTTTTTTGGAAGTTTACGAAGTCCTTTACCTTTTTTTCCTGCTGGTACTTTTTTTTTCATTATCTTTTTGCCTTTCTTTATTCCTAAAGATTTACGCAAAGCTCCCGGCTTTTTAATTGCCTTCTGTATAAAATCTTTTGCCATAAACTACTTGTTTATTTTGCCAGATTTTTTAGCTTTAGAACCAAACTTACCATAAGACTCATCTCTTGAATCTTTTAATTGTTTTTTAGTTCTTTTCTTTTTTATTCTCATTGCGATAGACTCATCTTTTCTATCTTTGTAACCCTGTTTTTTCTTTTTAACAGAACCACCTTTTTTATACATTGCACCACCCTTCATGCCCATGTCATCTGGGTAATAACCTGACTTCATGTCTGTTCTTCTTGTAGACATTCCACCACCCATTTTTTTTACTCTTCCACCTACTTTATGCGCCGCTCTTGGTTGAGCAACTTGTTTATTAAATCTAGGATTTGCCATTATTTTTTTCCTCCGTTGTTTCTAAATATTTGTGTTCCCTTTATACCATAAATGCTCGCCACGACAAGGATCCACAAATTTGTAAACCATGACGGCAGTGCCGCGAAATGTTCAAAGAAAATATTTACTTTGTCCATTGCTCCCGGATCATCCGAAACGACTGCCCAGGCCAAAATTGCTATGGGCGCCGAGAGAATTATCAAAACTGCCTCGTCTTTCCAGTCTGAATTTCTTGATTCTAAAAGTTTACCTTGGTATGCTTCCTCTCCGGCAGCCATACGAGACGCATGCATATGCTGTGCGTCCGCCATTTTCATTTTAGTCTCTTGACGTTTTTTAAAAATGTGCGTTCCAGCTTGTAAAGCAACTTTTGCTAAACTAAACCAGGCCATTTATTAGTACCAAGTAGCTTTTACAGGTTTTTTTTCAGCTCTCATTCTTCGAGTGCCTTTAACATCTACAACCTGTGACTCCATAGGATCAGTAGCTTTAATTTCTACGCCACCTGTTTTGTATCCGTCTTTACCAACTCCTAATTCTGGTACAGCTTTTGGATCTTTTGCTTTTTTAATCATAGTTTTCTCCTTAATTTGATTTATATCTATTTTTTTTCGAAATTTCTACCGAAATCATGAACCTTACTTGCATCAGACATTTGTTGTTTAGCTAATGAGACTCCGGCACGTAGTCCAGCTAGTTCTTCGTTCTGTTCTAGCTTTTCATCGTGTTGTTGGTCGTTCATCATCGCTCTCATAGTGTCTAAATCAAGTCTAGCTTCTCTATTTGCTGCTTGTTCTTGATCATTTTTAGCTTTTATGTCTAATTCACGTGCTTTTAATTTTAATAATGGATCACCACCTACTTCAGAACTAATTTTGTCCTCTTCTTTAGCGTAATCTAGCATCATTTCAGCAATTAATTTAGATTTTCTAGACTCAATGTCTTGTGTTATTTGTTGAACACGTTGAGTCATCTGCATTGCTTGTGGATTTTGTTGCATCATTTGTGGATTTTGCATTAATGGTTGTAATTGTTGTTGTATCATTTGCATTTCTTGCATTTCTTCCACAAATTCTAATTGAATTTGTTCTTGTGCCATTAAACTAATGTGTTCAAGTATATTTTTTTGTAATGCCATCATTGCTGCAGGATTATTTTGCACCATAGAAATAGACATAAACGCTAAATGCGCATCAATGTGAGCTTTATGGTCTTGTCCTGGAAAAGCTTGGAAAGGTTTTCCATTAATTGCCATTAAATTTTCTAATGATGGGTCCATCGGTTGTGGTGGAGCCGGTGGAGGTAGTATTGCATTTACATTTTTCACACCCAGCGCATCATACATAGATCTATATGCTTGATATAAATTATGTATACGAGGATTTGATTGCGCCAGTTGTAATTGACTTTGAGCTATAGATATTCTTTGCGTCTGTGAAAAGATGTTTGGATCTGCTACAGGTAATATATCTATTCTATCGTCAAAGTCTTGTGACTTAATCTCTCTTGTTGCACCAGGTACATCGTAAGGATAACTCGGTGGAAGATAAGTTTTAAATACTTCTGCTAATAATTTAAATTCTTGTTTTAAACCTACGTACATTCTTTTATGAATTGCAGACATTACACGTGAGCCACGTTCTAGTAATGCAACTGTTGTTCCAACTGCAGCCTGTTGATTCATATCACCAACTTGCATATCAGCAATTGCAGCAAATCTTTGACCTGCTTGAACAACTGTTCCCATTAATGCTAATAATGTTTGGTCTGGTCCTTTAAAAGGTAAAGTCATAAACTGATCTTTAATGTTTCCACCAGGAGCATCTACATCTCTAAACTCTCCAGGTTGTAAAGGTTGTGCATCATCCCTAACTCTAATACCGCGTGACTTAAATCCTGCTGGTAAGTTTGCTAAAGTTCCTGCATCTAATAATTGTCTTAATGCTGCTGTTGCAGTTCTAGTTAAGCCACCAATCATGTGAATTAAACCAAAACCATAGAAACCAGTTCCTGGTAAAAATTTAAATTGTACAAAGTAATTTATTTTTCTTTTTAATGGATCTTGTGGATTGTAGTTTCTTCTAATAGATAAAACTTTATTTCCTGCTTGAGAGATAGTTACAACATATGGAAGTTTAATCCCTGTAGGCTCACCATCTTCTCCCATATCTTCATAACCTTCTAAATCTAAATTAGTGTGTATTTCATAAAGTGTGTATTGATCCTCTTGGCCATCTTTAGCAATTCCTTCTAGTTCTAATTTTTTATCTTCCAATTGATTTTCTGTAACAGGTGGGTTTCCTAATTCTATATCTCTATAAAATCCCGACACTTGTTGTTTTCTTAATTCGTTTTCAGAAATTTTAATTACATGAATAACTGCTTCTGCATCTTCTAAACTGTTTGCAGAATAAGGTACTATCAAATCATCTGCCGGTACAAATTTAGACACGGCTCTACCCAAGAGGGAGTCGTAATAGACTTTTTTAAAGGTAGAGCCGGATAGAGGGAGATAGAAAAGCATTTGATCAAACTCTGGTTCATATTCTTTCATCTGATCCATAATCTGATAGTTCATAAAATCTTTAACACGTTTTGATTGTTCTTCTTTAGCAACATTAACATCACCCATAATTTGTGTTCTTACGGGACCATCGGCTGGTAATAATTCTTTATAAGCTTGTGCTTGAAATTGTGTAACTGCTTCTGCAAGAACTGGGTGATTAACACCACTAGCTCCTTTAAAAGGTTGAGTTCGTCTTTCGTATTTAAAACCTAAAAGTTCTAAACCATTTTTATATGTATCTTCCCAATCACCACGAGATTCTTTGTACTCGTTGTATTGGTCAATTAATTTAGATCCTAAAGGTTCTAAAACTTCGTCTCCTAAAAAATCTGCTAGGTTTTCAAAATGGTCTTGACCACCTTCTTCAGTAATGGCTCTTGGGTCAAATGCAATCTCTGCACCACCCTCTTCGTCCATAGTAACTTCTACATTACCCTGTTGATTTTTTGTCTCAATAATCTCATCTCGTTCTTGAATTAATTCTTCTTGTGATGGAACCTCAACGACAGTCTCTGTTACGTTTGGAAGTGGTTTATCTATAGTGGCCATTTATTATTTTCCCTCTTTATTGAACAGGTTATATATGAATCCCTCTTCATTTTGATATTTTTTATACTGGTCATATGCAGTCATAGCTGTGCTTACTGCAAGTCCCGGTAAACCTGCAAACCTACTTATACCTCTAATTGTAGCAGGATTCAATCCTAATCTCAAGGCACTGTTTAGCTTACCAGATTCAGCTATACCTGATACTTTTGATAGTGGTTCCATTGCAGCAAGACCTATCCAGTTCATTGGGTCTTGAGCAATCTCTGCTGTAGATTTTCCATCTTTTACTTGTTGACCTACAAAGTAAGAATCAATTAAAGTAGTAGGTAAAGGAGCTCCAACTTTAGCTAGAGTTTTACCAACTGTTTTTAAAACAGTTGGACTTGTCTTTGGTGGTTTAGTATCAATATCAACAGGTATTGGATTTTCGTCTGCATATAATTTTAAATCTTCGGTAACATTCTTAACAGCAAAATCTGGGTTATTAGTTTCTACAATTGCACCTATATCATTGTTCCATTTTAAACTAACGTCTTCAAATTTTTCAACTGGATCTGCAATTTGTTTATAACCTAAAGATTTAGTTGGAAAAATACCATCATCTACATTTGGTTGTAAAGTTACTTGTATATCTTCTGCTGTCTTTAAAATGTTTTTTACTTTAGGATCATCGGGATTAGGATTAGACTCAATATATTTTTCAGCCATTTCTTTAAAACCACCAGATCTATTGTAAGGACCTGCAATTAAATTTCTATTAGCTGGTAAATTTTTACCTCTTCCTTTTTTAAAAATATCTCTTTGATGATCTATTTCAAATAAGCCTCTCTCTTTTAAATAATCTTCAGTTAATCCTGTTGGAACTTTGACTATGTCTCCATCTTTAGAAACTGTAATAGAAAGTTTTTCCATTAAATCTTTATTGTCTAAAACTAATTTAGGATTATTTCTAATAGGCTCATTTAGTTTTCTAGTTTCTGCTCTTTGTTCTAAATTTAATTTTTTTTCTCTATCAGTTAAAGCTACGTCTTTCTTTTTAATTCTTCTGTTAACTCTTCTTTCTGCTTTGGATATTAAATCTTTTTCTCTTTTTATTGGATCCGCTGCTCTTTTTAATCTTTTTCTTTTATTAACATTTTTTTGAAATTTTTGTTCAAAAGCTTCAATACTATTTTTAGCTTCTGCTCTTGCTCTTTTTTGTTGAGCACTCATTCCTGATCCTAAATTTGGTTTTATATATTTTGGAATATAATTAGGATCTGCCGCCATATTTTTATAGTCATCTAAATATTGTTCAAAGGTAACAGTATCAGAAATTGACATTGCTCCTCTAGCACCAGTTCTTAATTTTGTTCTTTGTTGAATAGTTAAATCATTAAAACTTTTTCCATAAAGTTTTTGTGCTATTGCTTCTTGTTCTGCAGTAACGGGAAGTCTTTTTACCATCTTAAGATATCCAATCTAAATTTTTATATTTGTTTTTGTTTAAGTTTATAACATATGATTTTACACTTTTTTCGCATAATTCCATATCCATATGTTTAGTGTATAATTTGTTAAGAGGAGACTCACCGGTGATTGTGTAAACTAATCCAAGTTTATTTTTAGTTGCTTGTTTTTTTATTTCATCAACACAAAGTTTCATAGCTTTAAAAAGTTTTATTTTACCTGTCTTTGGATTTGAGAACAAACCATACATAAATCCAAATTTAGCTTTCTTATCTACATATAATCCAGCTGCACAAATCTTTTCTTTCTCACTAACCATCACACCTAACGGCGGTAACATTTCTTTTGGAATAGATAAATCCCATTTATGTTGCTTACACCATTTACTAATAGTGGGGTAATCTTTAGTTAGATTCCATTTCTTAACTTGCATTTAAAGTATTAACGTTTTTTATATCTTCGTTATTTGCAAAAGTTTTCCAGTTATCAAAAAATTTATCTTCTTCTTTTAGAAGTTGTTCTTGATCTTCAATTTCAAAGTAATCAGTAAATAAGATATTGTTGATTAAGATTCTTCTGTTCTCTGATCCAAATACGTAAACTGTGTTTTCATCATTACCTAATGACTTACCGTGTTTAGTATCTCTGACTCTCATCCAAGTACCATCTTCGTTTACCATGTGACTACCAGATACTTTGATACCTTTGTAATCATATAGTTCTGTATTTAAGAATCTACCTACAGCAAATACTTTACCACCTACTGCAACTTCATCTCCTAGATCAACTTGCTCTACTGGTTTAGTAGTTCCGTCGGCCATGGTAATTAAAGTTCCTTTTAAGAAACAACCTTTGTTGTGAACCACATAATCATCAGCAATGTATGAATTATCATTTGAAACATTGAAATTGTATAATGGCATTTCAGGATTATTCATTTCTTTTGATTTAATATCTTTAACTTCAACTGGACCATTATCTGTTACAAGTTTATCACCAACTTTAAGTTCACCTTTTAATTGATCGTAAAGTTCTACACCATCACGTTCTTTTGTTTTTTCTGGTTTAATAGATTTCCAACCTTCTTCAGTCATAAACGGGTGTTCTGAAGTAAAGAAGTAATGTTCGTTATTATTGAATGAATATAATTTTCTATCGGCTAGTAAAGTAGGATCTAGTTTAATAACTGTGTTTTCTTCTTTGTGTCCTTTTACTTTATCTCCAACTTTAACATCTTCAATATTTTTAAATGTACCATCAGCCATAGTAACTTTAGTACCTGCTATGAAACAACTACCTCCCATAGTATTACCTTGTTTATCTTTCATTTGATTATCTTTAGCTGCTTTTTGATTAGCTTCTGCTCTTTCTTTTTCTCTATTATGATCTGCTAATTGTTTTTCAAATTTTTCTTTTCTAGCTGGTAATGATGATTTTGCTAATTGTGCTGGAGTCATTTTAGATATAGTTTTACTTATCGTATCAATTCTTGATTTTGCACCTTTAGATATATCACCAAATTGAGACTGTGCATTCATACCAGCAAATACATTTTTAGTTGGATCTCCGGCAACTCTTCCAGGATCACTCGTATTACCTAATTGAAAATTAGTAAAGTTACCTGTTTTGTTTAGAGCAGTTTGATTAGCTGCGTTAGTTCCAAATGGATCAAAAGATCCTACTCCGTATATATTTCTATTGCCCACTCTACCTACTGGCGTAGCTGGTGGAAGTGCGCTTGCAATTCCTCTAACAACACCAAGTGCAGGATTTAGTGCAAAGCCAGCAACTTTTCCAATTGGACTATCTATTAAACTTCTTATACCTGTATTAAAACTTCCTTTTATTTTTCCAAAAGTATTTAAATCTTCTACTTCACCAACGTTAAACATATCTGGGTTCATAGAAACTATTTCTGCATTTGTATATTTATTTAAATTAGGATTTTGTGATCTCATTTGATCAACAATTTTATCATTCATTTGATCAACCATTGGGCCTGATGTAAAAGGTGAACCCATTGCTTCCTTATTTTTTTCATCTTGGTAAGCTTGAAAATCTAAAACATTTTGTTCTGGAGAATATCCAATACCACCCATGCTAGCTGGCATACTTCCAGATCTATTTTCGCCGCCTCCACTTTCTTGATTTGGTGTTGAATCTGGTGGAGTAGTTGTTGAACTTGAAGTTGATATATCATATCCCGCTTCTTTAATAGCGTCTGCTATCTCTTGATCCGTAAAAGACTGATACGCTTTCATAGAATTATAAATAGCTAAAGGTTGACCAGTCAACGCCGGTCCGCCCATAAATAAATTTTGTCGTTTAGGTTTGAATAAAACTTCGATACCAATCGATCCGCCGTCCGCGAATCCTTCTTTTAAAGCTTCTCTAACAGCTTCACCAAACTCGTAGCCGTCATCCATTAATTCTTTTACTTTTTTGCTTATCTCTGATTCTTTGTATTCTTCGTCTTCCATCAGTAGTATTCCCTATCTGTTTGCGGCAATGGATCTTCTTCATAGTCATCAGGTAGTTTTACAAAACCTGCCTGTCTAAAACGCATTATCGCTTGTGTTGTACTGTCCACCAAATCATCGTTATCTCCATATGGAAATGATGCACACTCCTCTATTACCTCATCTGCGAACTCTTCGTCAGGCGCCCAAATCATCCCCGACTCAAACATCGGCGATACAGCGTTTACCCTAGAATGTTTATCTTGTCCTTTACTAGGTGTGAAATTTATAACAGGTATTCCAAGTTTTCTCAACTCATAAGTTAAAGGTTGACCACTTGCTTTTGCTTCAATAATTATTGTATCAGGATTCCAGTATTGATACTGTTCAAAGGCCTCTTTTCGTAATTCCGGAAATTCTAATCGTTTCTTAACTGCATCTAATAATATCAGATTAGCAGGTGAATCCTCATCAGGATAAAAGACTCCCCAAGTAGTAATTGCAGAATAATCCGCAGTTTCTTTTTTACTGAATGCTGTATCGTAACTTTGAATAATATGTTGTAGTGGTGGTATAGATGGCTTTTCCCAAAGTCTCCACCATTCTCTTTTTAATATTGACCCTTCTTCCGCGGTTGGGTTTTGCATCCATTGCGCGTTCCACTTTCCTATACTCAATGAAGCTTTAACACCTTCTAATTCTTTTAACTTCCAATACTCTGGCCAGATAGGTTTATTACTTGGAAGTATTGCTGGAAACTCTATCACCTCCCACTGATCTGCTTTTAATTTAGATTGTGCATTTAAAAGTTTTCCTGTTAAATCTTTTTGATTCCATCTTGTCATAACAAGTACAATCGCTCCACCAGGT